GCATTGCGCGACCAACAACATCCCAGCGAGCTTCGCGAGCATACCGAAGAAGGTAATCAATCGAGGATCCAACTGTATAAGTTGGAACCATGACGTAATCGCCTTCGACAGCACGTTCTGGAATACGCCCATGTCCGGGGTTTGTATACGCAACGTGTTCGTTCTCAGTTCCGGGAGCTAAGAGATCCAGTGGGAATTCCACTGAAGTTCCAGCTTCCATTGGGAGTCTTTCAAAGATCCCATCTAAAACGTCACCGACCAAAACACCTTTTCTCAAAGGCTGTTCTAGTGCGGTAGCGAGTTCATGTTGAGCTTCAAGGGCAACTACCTTTTCAGCACTGCCGGAGCGCTTGATAAGCTCAATAAAATGATCATCAGGTCGATTCATTCTATTCATTATTCTATTCTCCATTTAAGGGTTAGATTATTACTCAAGACCGACAGTATCGTCGTCAGTATTCTGGAATGGCATTGGAAGATTAATTTCAACCTTTGCATAGTCATCTTCGTCTTTTTTGGACATGAAGCGACCAATGATAATCTTCTTACCATCAGTAATTTCAGCATCGGTAGCAATGTTACCAGCGGTATCATCACACACAAATGCAGCTTCACCAGCGGTTGGTGTGCCAGAAATTTTATTGGTCACAACGTAACCCTTTTTAAGGATAGAAACTTTTCCACCTTTTTGGACTTCGTCTTGATGCCAGTTGATGTGTTGGCGAGTGAGGTCAAGATTGACAACATCGTTCAACAGAATACCAACGGGAATCAAAGCGTTAGTTGCTACTGCATACTTCACTTTTGCGCCAGCTTGGTCCATTGCTGCACCAGAGCCAACACTATCTAATACTACAACTCCACCACGTTCAGCTGCGGCGGCGTTCCAGAAGAAAGAAATATCGACATCGAGTTCGTGTCTATCAGCTTTTAAAGCCATGATATATACTCCTATTACTTATAAAAAACTAAATTACTCTTGAACCTTAGCGGTTGAACGAAGAACGTTACTTTCAAGCCATGCGCTAGCAGCCGTTCTTGTTTCCAAAACAGCGTCTTCACCAACGTCAGTTAGTGATGCTTCTGCTTCTACTTCGACTTCTTCAAGAACTTCTTCTGAAAAATCAGCTTCAACTTCTTCAGTTTCAGCTTCTTCTTCTTCAGCTCCAGCTTTAGGCTTTTTGCCCATAGGCCCAGCACCCTTCTTTTTCATGAAAGGAGGAAGTTCTTTTTCGTCTTTTTCTTCGTCATCCTTTTTGGATTTATCTTCAGCGGTTGGTGGCTTTTTGCCCATAGGACCAGCAGCCAAAACCTGAACGATTTCTCCAAACATTTCGTCACTTGCTTCAGCAAACTTTTCAAGAGCAGCTTCAGCTTCTTCGCCTTCTAAACCAGCTTCAAGAAGCATAGACTTGCGAGCAAGCACCTTCTTTTCAGCTTCGTGGGCTTCAATCTTTTCATTGGCAGCAGCCAATTCTTCATCTTTACTTGCAATAGCCTCTTCAAGCTCAGTGACTTTAGCTGTAATAGCTTCTAGAGCTTCTTTAGTTTCTGCAATAGCTTCGTCTTTTTCAGCAACAGTAGCTTCAAAAGCTTCAATTTTTAACTGAAATTCCTCATCTTTTTGACCAGCAACTTCAGCACGCAAAGCTTCTGCGGCTTCTTTGGCGGTTGCCAATTCTGCCTTTAGCTCTGCGACTTGATTTTCTAATACATTATCGGACATATCAGATATCTCCTTAATATTTGATTCTGAAATTAATTTTGTTTCATTAACTCCGGCAAAAGAAAAAATTCTAGAACCGCCACCATCTAAGATAACACTTCTAGGATTAGCTGGGTTACTAACCAAGCCCTTGCCAGAAAAATTGATGTTCCGTAGTAATCTACCTACCCTGTATCCTTCATACTGTCCCTCTCCTCCATATGCTCTAAGATGTTTAGTTAGAAATGCAGACTCTTCATCTCTTGCAATCACCTTATTGTCTCCATCAGGTGATATAACGGCATAATCAAAATTATTGAAAAGAGCTTCCATGCTTACAAACCATTCACCGGATTCAATTCCGGCTATGATTTTTCGCATTCGTTCTTTTCTTTCTGAATCAGTCCAGCTATTGTATAAAACAGCACTAGTACGGATTTCAAAATCAGAACTAGGCATAATGCTCTGATCTTCTAACTCCTTACCTTCTGTGTCTACAACAGTGGAACCAGTAATATGCCCTATAATATCAGCCTCGTTATGCATGAAGTTGAATTGTTTATCTTCAGGACTATTTCTAGCTTCCCAGATTTCTTTAGAATCAAAAACATCATCGTTTTTGTTCCAGCCTGTAGAAACAAGAATAGACTTTAGATAGTAAAGATCAAATTGACCTTTATTTTCAGCAGCAGCTTTATCCGAAGCTAATAATTTTTTTATGTCCTCTTGGTCTTCTTCGCTTGGTACATATGCACTGACAAGTGAAGCGTAAGCAAGACTATTGCTCGCTAATATTTTTTCACCAAGATTATCGTTGATTTCTTTTTCGTATATTGGAATATTCATATAATACCTCATAAAATTATACACCATTAATTAAAATAAATGCTAAAAACATTAGGTAGTATGGAACGACGCATAGGCATTAGCGCTCATCTGTTTTCTTTCATCAATGTTAGGTGACCTCTTATTGGTTTTAATAAATCCGCTTTTTAGCGAAGTAATTGTTTTCGCTACAGTTTGATTCACTCCAGAGCCACTTTTCAAAATGTCATTGACTAAACCTGCATTTATCTCTTCGTAAGGTTTCAAATTACAAAGCACGCATAATTTTATGTATTCTAATTCCCCAGATTGTTGCTTGTTTAGCGCTCTGAGGTTCTTTTTATTGTAATGTGCAAGGATAGCAGGATGCACAATTTCGGATATTGTTTTTTGCGCGTCGTTAGTCCATAGCAATAAGTTTACAAAATCTGATTTCACAGTCTCTCTAGGAAGAACTTCTTTTTGCTTCCTTTTTACTTGATCCCTAGCGTTTTTGGGTCTTCCGTCTTCTGGACGACCTACTGGATCAAATTCTTTCTCTCTTTGCTGTTGCTTTCTCATCTCTTCCTCGACGGCTTCATCTTTAACCTCCCTACTAACTCTATCTTCGGGATTTGTAAATGGATGAGGGCCTGTTTCTTCAGAAGGGATTATACCGAGATCTTCCGCGCCAATATCTCCTTTTTGCAAAGCAATCTTTTCGATATCGTTCTTGTGTTGCGGGTTGTGGTAAGGGCCAGCTTTTTGAGGCATGGATTCCCCTTTTCTTTCCCGTTCTTCTCTTTTGATTCTGATTTTTTCGATCTCTGGAATTTCTCCAAATCTTTCAACAACTGTTTCGGCACTAACAATGTTTCTGTCTGCTAGTTGTATTAGGAGGTTTTTCTCTGAAGATTCATCGGCAAGAACCATTTGGTCAAAGTGAATGGTAGCCGGTAATCTAAAGCCCATAGCTTTTCTGACTATCTCAAGCTCGGTATTTAACCAAGAGACTAAAACATCGCGCCCATACTCTAGTCTTTCTACAAGAGTTTTAAGGCTAATAAAGTTGTTAGTAAAGCTGCCTCCGCCACCACTGGCCATTCCGGTAAGTGTAGGTGGAATGCCGAGACCTGCATATATATTCGTAAGAACTGGATCATATTTTTCTTTACCTAAAAATCTATATACCTGCGTGCTAGACTCGGTGAACTTTAATTCAGGACCCCATACCAAGTCCATAGTTCCGCCACCTACATTACTAGCTAGTATATTTCTAAGTTTATTGATTGCATTTTTAGTTGGTAGTATTTTGTTATCTAAGTCGCCAAGACTCCAAAGTCTTATATTAGATATAGCACCGTCAAGTGCGGATATGTCTGCGAGCTTCATCTTTTCGAGCATTACGATATCGTCAAGAATTGCGTATATCATAGGATTGGCCCAAACCAACCAGTCATCTTTCTTGTAGAAGTATGCAGAGACTTTATTTTCGTCTAAAGGTATTAACTCTTTACCGGTTTTAATTGCTTCTATAATATCTGGAGGAAGCACAGCTGAGAGCTTTGCATTATAGGGAACAGTACCTGCAATCCCGCGCTTTGCCTGCTGTCTAATTACTTTAGATACCTTAAGAGCGTATTTTGGTTGACCAACAAAAGTCGCTAGCTCATTGCCAACAACTTCAATTGATAGTGGGTTTAAGAAGTCGAACTTCCAAGGTATTTCGCGCTTGTTGAACAGCAGATCTTGTATGCTCATGTCTGAGCCTGCTGACCTCAATTCTTTTTCGGCTTTCTTACTTATCTTTGCCGTTCTTCTTTTAACAATTACATTTCCACATCTATACAGAGTGTTTAAGAATCTTTCAGATCTTTCTTTGCCGTTGATCTTTTGAAACCACTTCCTATAGAACTTTTCTATTCTCTTGTTTGGGTGTACGAGGTTTATACCCTGAGAAGCAAAGTCAGACATCAAATCAATTACATTCCTAATGATTCCGACTTTATCGTATGCAGCCATGCACATCTGGATGGCTTCTTTTTGTTTATGGGGTACAGCCTCTTCACTTCTAAATCTGTTATAGTCTTCTCTAGTAAAACCAACTCTAACAGAGCGGTTGGTTTCTAGATCTAAGAACGATCTTCTCCTATAACCAACGGTTTTTTGTATACCGTCGTAGTGATCTATGTTATCTGAAGTGTCAACTAAAGCCTGTTGTTTTCCAGAATCGTCTGCCCAAGTAACAAAACCTTGTGCCTTTTGCATATCTTGATTTTCTTCTGCCATTATTTTTCTCGTTTGGAATGTAATTGGAATGATTGAAAGATTAATCTAATTGATTATACACCAAATTAATACACATCTTTCATTCCTTCTGTAAACCAAGCAGGCCCTATAAAACCATCTCCATTTTGAGACACTGTTTTTCCAGCCCATCCGCCAACGGCGTTATACTCTTGTGGTGTTGGAGTTCTTCTTATTTTTCTTGCAGACATGTTAGCCATAATTAAAGATGAGTAACGGTCTTTTCTAAGTCGGTCTTTTCTTCCTCCCGGAAGTTTGACTTCAGGAGTGTCCCATTTATCTCTGCCAGAATTTGTCTGTGACATGATAATCATAGAGAGTTCATCCTTAAGCTCTTCTATTTCCATCACACAATCCTCTAGCGTGTCATATAGCCTATTTTTTAGTTTGTCGTCGGATATAGCTAAACCTATGGTGGCGGAGTCAAAGTAGGGGAATAGCACTACCTTGTCCTCAAAATCCTTCCTTAACCCATGATTAGCCTCTCCAACCCAATCCGCTTTAGCAAACTGTATAAGCTCAACAATGTGTAGTCCTGCCTGACCATCGGTATCTTTTTCTTTTTTCTCGTCTATAGTAGGCCATATGGGAAGCTCTCCCTCTTGTATCTTATCCTTGTCGTGTAGAGCCTCCATGATCGCTATACCGCCACCCTGAGCGTCTAGAGCGATCTCTTCGCAAGGGAATACCTTCATTAGGTCTCTGATCTTTCTAGCACAGTAAGAATAGAAATCTGTCTCGCTTACAACTCCCGCTTTTATCTTCTCTTTATGCTCAGACCTGTTGGTAGTCCAACAATAAACAATCCTTGAGTGGTCTTCATGCAACTCCATAACGACAATCGAGAAGTTGTCTACTTCAGAAGCAGGGTCAATCCCATACACGTACCTAGCTTTTGGGTTTCCTTTTATCGAGGCATGGAAGTTAACTTCACCGCTAGGCAGGCTTATTTCGTTCTCAGGAGAAGCCACACAAGCCTCTATAAGCGATCTTTTGAAGAAGCCATTACTATCACTAGAAAAGCAAGCACCAAACTCCATTTGGTATATACCGGCGTGTACGGTGGCCTTAGATCTTGCTACCTGTCCAGCATCCATAAATCCTTCTGGCAAAAGCTCAAAGGGAACCCTGATGATAGAATATTCAGTCCAGTCAAAGTCATCAGGAACTCCATCCTCGCCAAACACCTCTCCTAATTTCTTTTTATCGCCCTTACTGTTTATAATTTGTTTCCATTTTTTCCAGTATTCGGCAAAGTGGTTGAAGTCATAGTAAGCAGTACCAGAAAGAATAATCTGGTTTCCCAGTTTGGTCATCTCATCTCTGGTATCCTCTAATTCGATACCTTTTGATTTCGCTTGTTTTTCCGCCGCTATCCGTTTGACATTTTCTATCGGTGAAGCTGATACCGCAGCAAAACCTGCCACAACATTTTCAAAAATTGCACGAGGTATAGATGCAAATTCATCAGCTACAATGTCATTAGCACGTTGACCACGAATTTTACTTCCATCACCAAGCGGCAAGCATGTTACCGTGCTGTCGCCTATGATCATTCTGCACATATCAACATCTTTACGTGGTCCACTATTACCACCGGCTATATCTCTTAAGAGTGGTGCATTTCGCCATATCGTGTCCATGTACTCAAAAAGAACTTTAGATTGACGGAAGGCAGCACCAACAATGACTATCTTTCTTCCGGGCATTAGCAAAGCCCTAAGCATAGAATATAGAGATAGTATGAAAGACTTACCAAAACCACGACTAGCGATAAGCATTGGGAATTTTCTAGACCACATCTCTTGTAAGAATAGAGCTTGAGATGGTAGTATCTCTACGTTAAATATGTGTTTGCATATGAATGAGAAGTATTCTGGGTTTGCCAAGAGCCAAGTTAGTTTTATATGAAACTCTTCTTCAGTTTCAATTGCAAACGGATTTATAATATTCGAGCTGTCTTGGTCTAGATTCAGCCATGCATCTTCTAATATTTTAAGTGTATTAACTGACTTGTTCACGAATTAGTATCTCCGTAACTTCATCAAAAATCCTAAACACTCTCTCTTCGGCATCCACTTTGGTTTCGCAGAATAGAAACACCACGTTATATTTTTCCTCCAACTCCCTAACTCTCCGCCATATAAACTTCCCGTTCATCCTCATGTATTGCCATCTCTTTTTTGGTATCCCTGAGTTCTCAGGAAACGACATAATGTCGTCAATCGAGAACTCACATACTATGTATGCCCATCGGAAATTAGACATACGCTCCATTTCTGCTTCAAACGGCTTCCTCTTTTGCCCTAAATTCATAGCCAACTCGCCTGTGCTGGCCTTGCGCTCAATTACTAGGCTCTTTTCCAATCCTCTCGCCGTGTAGTCGCCGGTCTTCAAACCCCAG